GCCTGTCGTATTTTGCATCCAACATTTCCAATAATTCAGTTTCTAAGTTTAACATTTCGGTAGGAGTTCCAATCTCTACAATTGTCCTTTCCCACTCTTTAGGATTTTGTTTAATTAATGGCTTTACTATCTTGCTGGAGCAAATATATCCGTTGCCCGGATAACAGTTTTTTCTTGTATGCGATCCTAAATACCATCTAAATGTTCTTTTATTTTTCCAAATGTAAACAAATGCTTGAGTCATATCATTAAATCCTGTATATCATCGTCCTCAGTCAATTCTCTTACTTTCTTTTTTTCTCCGGTAGATAATAAAACTTTATGTTGACCTGGTAGAGTTATTTCTTCTCCATTATCTAATGTTAACTTAAATTCACCCTCATCATCTAATGATTTAAATGGGACAGTCGGAAGAAGGATCTCGCAACATAAATTTGACTGATAAATGGTATGAAACTCTGGATCAAATGGGCCTTGATTCTGTACATTGTCGATGAACACAAGATAGATACGTCCTGTGTCAGTGCGCTCTTTTAATATGCCGCCTTTGAATACATCTTCGGCGGCCATAGTTTTAGATCTAAGATCCTTGCGTCGTTCGTACTTTACATAAAGCTCTTCAAATAATTCTGTATTCTTATAAAAGGCTTCATACAAGTCTGGAACTTCGTTTGGATCAAAGAAAGTAATCGATTCTTTATTTTTAAAGCGTCTCCAGAAAAAACTGTTAAGGACAACTCCGTAGTCCATAAATCGGACTCGAGTTTCTTCAGTTCCTTGATTATTCTTGAGAACGATAAGATCGTCAAACTGATAATGCCAAATAGGATAAAATACGGTAGCACTTGCATTACGAATACCCCCTTGTGAACAACTTCTTAAATCGCCAAACCACTTTTTAAGGAAAGGTATCATGCCTGTATGCATAACTTCTCCGCCGCGAATAGCAGACCCTAGTGGACGTAAGCGACCGACCTCCAAGCCAATGCCAGCTCGCTTGGCCGCATACTTGGCCATCATTTCTCCAGATGCGAAAATACTATCAAGATCGTCATCGCTGCGGATAAGCACACAACTACTAAACTGCTTTGTAGGAGTCCCCAGGCCAGCAAGCACAGGGGTAGCAAGAGTGAACAGGCCATCGGATGCACAGTTGTAATATTCTTTGATATAACGCATGCGAGCCGCACTAGGTTCTTCTTTATGGAACACAGTTGCGGCCGCCACCATGTACCGAATTTGAGGAGTCTCATATATTTCCTTTGTGGCTCGATTTTTAACAAGATATTTTTCAATTAGTTGTTCGATTGCAGCATAGGAATATTGCTCATCCTTGTCGTGGTCTAACATTTCATTCATCTTATTCCACTCTTCCTCAGTGTACCATTCTAGTAGTTCACTTGTATATAATCCAGTGGCAACATTCTTTTTTACAATATCGTATAGGTGTGGAGGAGTATAACTACCGTATACGTTTTTTCTTAACATACTCAGACGTTGTTTGCCGGCAACAAATTGATAGTTGGTATGGCCAACATCCGGATTTGCTTCCACATCGATTAGATCTACAATAGCTCTCAGAGTAATACCATCAATCTCCTCAGTGGTAATACCGTTGAAGAAATGCAATTGCGTTCGAATCTCGATCATACTCTGACTTACATCAGCAATACCTTGACATACTTTGGCAACTTGTGCCTGCCACTTCTCAATAAGTAGTGGCTCTTTTACACCGCTTCGTTTTACAACTGTGATTTGCATCATTCTACTCTCGTTTTTCTTAATATGCTACTATTTTATTTGGTGTTGTCGCAACTGCCGAACTGGTTTAACTTTTTGTTTGTTATTTACGATTGAATCTTTGTTCCAATTAAGTATATATTTTCTTTTTGCCACTAGGACTAAATTACTACCGTCTTCGGTGGAAACCAGCTCTGCATCCGCCATATCCGCACGGTCTAGTAGACTTATAGTATACAGGATTCCAAGAGCTTTTGCAAGATCACAATAGACATTATCACTCAAAAGTTGCCAAGGATCTGGCCAAGTCGGTTGATCGTCCCAGTGTAGAAAATACGGTTGCCACGGGGCGTTAAACCACCAGGTGTTAATGGCGGTTAATGCGGATTCTAAATCAAGAGATTGGGATTGACTGCGAAGATCTGCCCAGGCCGTAAGCCTGTCAGCAAAGTTAACTGGCCACATTAAGCTAGATATGTAATAGAATAGGAAATAGTGCCGTTAATGCCGGTATTGGTGGCTGTGTACTCTAGGCTAACGGTATCGCCTGCTTGATCGACTATTAAGGTGATACCAGTGGTGCCATTTTCTACATAGTCGTCGCTGGAGGTAATTCCTATACTAGAATCGCCAACGTCTGTGGCTACTAGAATAGTACCGGTACGATATACAAAATTTCTTATAATAGTATAATTTACACTAAATGCTCGAATTGCTGTGGCATCGATTTCAAATACTACGGCTGTGGTATTATTGGTTAATGTAAACAGGGTACCGCTGTCACGTGTATAGGTACCCATGGCCAATTGCCCGCCATTGGTAGTAGCAATACTAAGAGTATCGTTAAGATCAATCCTTGGATACACTATGGCAAAATCATCGGTACGTTCAAATAAATCACTGATACTGACATTGTTATTACTTTGTATGCTAATTATGCTGGTGGCAGGAGTTCCTGTCGCGCCGGAGAAGTGATTACCAACGTCGTAAAAAATATTGTGACCGCTGGCATTGATTGCTAAATTCAAATTGTTACCAAAAATAATTCCTTCGGCATAAATGGTGTCAAACATGTTGCCCATAATTCTTGTACCAGTTGGGCCGCCATTGGTTGTTACAGCTGACCCTAGCACAATACCTCTGTATAAAGTAGTAAATTGGCCTGTGGAAACTGTAACTGCCTTTGTTTGTTGATCAGTGTTAATTCCCCAAACTAATCCTGAAAATACACAACCATCAAATGTAATTTGTTCGCAAACTAGACTGCTAGTACTAGCAAAACTTACACCAATAGATCCATTAAAATCAGAGTCTAGGTTAGCTGTAGTTGATGCCCCACGAAATCCAACATTTTGAAAACTGCAATTAGTAGCATCTTGGACCATGAATACACTACCCTCGGCGTCCAGGTGGGTAAATCCTAAATTGGTAATGGTAATATATTCAGGCGGAGTAGCTCCGGCATTGCCTATATCTACACCAGTATTTTGTAAACTATCTGCTGTGCGAGCAACATACTCGGCAATCCCAGCGTCCATGGTAATAACAGAATTATTGTTGCCCTCACCCCATAAGGTGGCATAAGGAGGAATATTAATAGAGCCAGTTACACGGTATACGCTGGCTGGGAAAAATAAACTGCGGCGGATCTGTGGATTAACTTCTCTACAGTACAATTGATACAAGGCGCGATTAATAGCATCAGTATCGTCGGTGACGCCGTCGCCTACTGCACCAAAATCCAACACACTGGCAAATTGATCCATCCAACTTTGCAGGCTTAATGTAACTGGCGATCCAGCAGTTGCGCCTGTTTGTACTGTGTACCCGGCGGCTTGCCCTTTGTAGGTATAGGTGTTAGTAAAGTTTATAATGTCAGAAAATTCTGTAAGGATCTCGGTGTTGCCAATAACAGGGGCGCCATCTTCGAGAGTACCGTTACCAATGTATAACTGACGTGTGTCTGTTGACCAGCCTAATTCAGCGCCAGCTAACTGTGGTAAATTTTCTGCTAACCCTTTGCGGTTAGTGATTTGGCTTATTTGTACAATTGCCATTATATGTTCCTTAATCTATCCAGTATTTAGCTGGTCAAGTAGTAAAGCTCTAAACGACGCCACCATTGGTCAGCCCAGTAGTCAAAATCCTTAGATTCCAGTGTAAATTCTTGATATACGGGTTGAGTACGCAAGTTACCCATAGAATCTGTATCAGGCTTAACACACATTAACACTACACCTTTACGAATATTTGTGCCGTAAACTTCGTTGTGTGCTAAAGCATAGGCCACTAACTGTAAGTAGTAGTCTGTAATCCATTCTTGCTTCTTGGGTTTGTTTGTTTGTTTAAAGTCTAGGATACTTTCGTCTTTTTGATGTATGCCTACACAGTCTGTGGTTCCGGCATATAGCTTTGGAAAGTACAAGGGAATCTCTACTCCCCAGAACTCATCAACATTAGATAGTCCGGCTTCGATTACAGTATTAGCCATTGCATGACTTGCCCAGCCAAACGGATTAGTGCCTCGATCTTTTAGCTTACCTGTTTTAACATAGTGTTCTAAGTAAGTGTGCATGCGTGTGCCACGGTTGGCCGCTTCTGTGGTGATTTGTTGTGCTTTTACATGCCCTACATTTTTACGCCATTGTTCTAGGGCGGCTTTAGATTCTGCTGGTTTTGTTTTATCCAGGATGGTTGTTACGCTAGGAACTCTGCTGCCATCTGGCGTAGAATATAAGCGGCGGCCTTCTTCTGTGGTTCTGCTTAATTCGTGGTAATTAAATTTTGGTATGTAGCGGGTTGTCATTTAGTTAATCATTCAAAAAATTTTAGTAATTCTGGTATCTTGTCCACGTGCAGAGTTTCAGTATGCCCAGAATACGGCATTTTTGATTTATCAATGTATCCACCGCCCATTTGTTGCTTTATCTTTTTCTCCCAAGCTCGGGCATCTTTTCCAAGACTAAATGACATTGTTTTAACGATTGTATATTGCCCGTTTAATTTATGTTGATTTAATCGTTGTGTTAAATGATTTGTAATACCATACTTAATATGAGTGTTAAATTTTATTAAATATCCGTACGCCAGCTCGTTGTTACGAAATCCGTGTTCCGTACAGTTCGGACATCCATTCCCATTTAAAATATTATTAGTAGTTGATGCCCATTTAGTTCCGCACGGTATATGCTTAAACTGCGTAAGTTTTCCTGAACTAATATATTCACCAATCATGATAATACTGCGACTAGTAATTCTTTTATTGACTTCTTCTTTAGTAAGTGGGAATTGATTGTCGCAATGCGGGCAGCCGCTTTTAAGTTTATGCACTGAATATGGTTTTGCTAGCCACTGGTGTTTTTTTAAACATTCAAATAACGATTTTGTTCTAGCATTTGTATAATTACCAACAAAAGATATTCCTCGATTATCATCTAATAATCGCTGATTTATTATTTCCTTAGTGAGTCTGCGCAAAGTTAGTATCCATTTATATTAATCATACTATTATAGCATAACTTTATTGAGTTACCAACCGCTATTATATTCTAAACGATTCGCCACACCCGCAATAATCCTTGGCCTGGGGGTTGTTGAATTCAAATCCTTCGTTTAACCCTTGACGAACATAGTCTATTTCTAAGTTGCCAAGTATGGGCAAACTTTTAGCGTCAATTATTACTTTTACATCCTGACTGCCAAACACAGTATCATCTGCATTTGTTGAATCAACATATTCTAATACATAAGCAAGTCCACTGCAACCGGTGGTTCTTATACCAACTCGTATACCAATACCAGAACCGCGCTTGTCTAGATTTTGTTTAATTTTCTTAGCGG